CTGAATATCCCGACCAACCACTGATACCAGAACCAGAATAACCACTGATACCAGATCCCGAGTATCCAGATATACCTGACCAACCGCTGATGCCCGAATATCCTGACCAACCGCTGATACCTGAATATCCTGATATACCCGACCAACCACTGATGCCAGAATATCCTGATATACCAGACCATCCACTGATACCAGATCCCGAGTATCCACTGATTCCCGATCCCGAGTATCCACTGATTCCCGATCCCGAGTATCCAGATTTGCCGGAATAACCACTGATGCCAGAATATCCTGATATACCCGACCAACCGCTGATACCCGAATATCCTGATATACCTGACCAACCACTGATGCCAGAATATCCTGATATACCAGACCATCCACTGATACCAGATCCCGAGTATCCACTGATGCCAGATCCCGAGTAACCACTGATACCTGAATAACCAGAATTTCCGACAGTTCCAGAATAACCTGGTGTTCCAGAGTATCCGCTGAACCCACTAACACCGGAAAACCCACTCAAAGCTGCAACCAAATTTGAATGTTCTAGTGATGTAAGGTGATAATATTCATCCACTGCTCCACCCTGAATCCCAGGCATAAGATTGTGTGATGATACCCCACCAATGTGATCCCATGTTGTTCCATTGTAGACAATGGCATCATTCACATAATATTGAATAGTATCAATGACACCATCTGCTGATATTCTATACCAAAATCCAGTAATGGGAGCAAGTGGATAGATGCCTGCTGTTGCATTCCACCCACCCTTGTATACAAAAGAACCTGGTGCTGCCGACTTAGTATCTACATATTGTTTTGTCGCAAATTCTAAATTTTGTGTTGGGTCAGCAGCCCCAAACACCTGCATCGAAAATTGAATTTTGTTAACACGAGTACCATCACCAGAACGTCCAGAGGTGAACATTAATGTATCTGGTATTAGAGGATGCAGTAGTAAATCTACATATCCGTAATTTCTATTGTCTCCAGAGTTATATAATGTCAGACCTACGGGAGCATTGCCGTTTGGAACTATACCTATACCTGTCCTTATGTCTAACACAGTAGATTTTATACTTACTGCGTTACTTCCTATCTCAAATCTAGGTGTAAATTCGGATAGTGGAAAATCTGTTATAGACAGTGTCATGTTTTAAGCTATAGTCCGTTTTGTGATGCCTGAACCGAAAACCCACCTTTTGCAATAGATTCTTGAAAAAATTTATTTGAAATTTGCCAGTTGTTTCTAACAACAATAACACCTGTGTATTGTTCAAAATCATCATCTTTAAGAGAAGATATTATTGCATTTGGATCTCTCATTCTAATGATATATTTAACCACCATTTGGGACTCAGATGTTGGTGTATATGAGTACACAGCTCCGTAAGTATCTGGTAGTGAAGAAAATTTAGTAACTTCACCTTTAGAGTTATCTGCATTAACGTACTTTATACTTCTGCTGAATACATCACTAAACATTCCACTAACTGAAAATTCCATATCCCCCGTCTTATTCCATTTTACCTTATCCCCAATTGTGTCTGGGAACACAATATCGTGTATGACCTTTAGATATGGTTCAGGAGATATAACGGTTTCATCTGGTTCGAACTTAATTAATACGTCTGCTGAAAATTCAACATATTCATCAACAGGTATAGATTCTGGTGTTATAGTTATAAAAGAATTAGGTATCATGCTTGAATCTCCCCTGCAACTATTTTATGAATACCTGGAACATACCCTGAAGGAGATGCAGTTGAGACCCCGACTGCCCCCCTTAATTGCGCGAAAGTGCACACCCTTAGGTTTCCTCTAGATGTAGTGTTTCCTTTATCGTATGATATATGAATCCACACATAGCCCTTTCCTGGGTCACATTCAAAAATCAGTTGATTAAACGGTAACCCAGAATCACGTATCTCGATTGCTTTATTGTAGAATTTTTCAATCTGGTCGGCGTAAGATCCTATACCTCTAATGGAAGTAAATGATATATCCGCTGCTTGACCTAAATTATGTTGTGATTTGCCAGTTCCATTCCTAAACCCAGAATTAAGTTTGAATCCAATGTCTCCATATTTTTTCTTTAGTGGGTCAAGAATATTGACGCACAATTGTTTCATATTGCATACGATTTCTCTGTCTGTTAAATTATTTTGACCTTTGCCGAATGGAAATGGTCTACCAGATTCAAAGCATAAATCACCAACCTTGAAGTTTTCTGTCAGTATGGTTTCATATGTTATTTCGCTAGGGAAGTCGCACGATGTAGAAATTGGTTCGTCTGCTTTCGGTGGCTCTTTAACATCAGATTTTTCCACAACTGCAGGTTCTGGGTTGTCGTCTTTGAACACTTGTTTCCTTCTTTCTGTATTATCTTCCAAAACTTCAATATATTTTGTTTCTTCTGCTGTAACAGGATTGGGCAAAACGATTCCAGGAGAATATGCCGCACCTTTGTTTGCCGCTGATGATGATCCATCATTAAAGTGAACCTGGGATCCGTCACCATTTATGTTTCCACCAGCTTTTAGATTTATAGACCCACCTGATTGTATGTTAACATTCCCACCAGCATTGATATTAAACTCACCAGACACTGTTTGATACACATTACCTTTAACTACTATATTACAATTACCATTGACCTCAATTTGGAGTTGCCCTCCAATAACTATAGTGTTGTCTGCACCTATCCTAACGTGCTTGGAACCCTGAATACACACAAAACTATCATCTGATACAATAAGTGTAGTTGACCCCACGATCTTTTCAGATTTGCTACCTTCTGCATCAATTTCATTGAATGTTCCAGATTTATGGTATGTGTGGAGTCTCTCTGCCCCTGCAGTGTCATCTATTTCAATTACGTGTCCAGACTCAGATTCATATACATGATTGAATGGATAAGACGCATTGTACGGAATAGGCATTTGATCCCACACAATTCCTGAATTTGCTATAGCTATCCCTGTGGTTCTACCATCTTTCTTTTTTTGCACAACTGTCTGTTGTAGTTTTTGTTTTCTGGCTAACCTATTGGTATCAGGTTCCTTCATCCAATCTGTTTTTGGATATTTTCCAGAAGGATCATTGAACCCTACAGGGGCTGGGTCTGAACTTGTTGACGGTGCTGTGGGTTTAACATCAGACGCCGCCGCAGCTTTCGCTTTATCTGGTGCGGGTGGCGATGGCGTTGTGTCATTGACTGGCTGTTCTCCACCCAAAAAATATTCATAATATGATCGTTTTTTTGCTGCCACATCTGGGGAATTGTGACCTATTGCTTTAATTGCAGCATCAAAATAACTAGAACTTTTAGTGTTGGCTTTACACCTATCATTAAAATAAGCAACTGCAACTTTAGCACTGCTTTCCAGATTGTCGTTCAAAATGTTAGGGGATGATATAATATCTATACCAGACAATTCTGCGTAACGAGAATAATTTGATTTCCCTGTAAGTTGAATGAACCCTCTACCATAGTATGATGAACCGTCTGCTCTTGATAGGTTGCCCATGCCCTTGCCTTTGGATCCACCACCATATGCCAATTCATCGCCACCATAGAAGAACCCGAAAAACTCCTCTTTGGTCAATCCAGTTCTTTTAGCATCAGCGTATTTTTGGATGTCATCTGCAGTGCATGATTTGAAAATAGTTTTTAGTCGTTCTGCAGAATATGTGTACCCCTCTGATTTAGGCACCCATGTGCTTTCTCCACCCACGATACCCAATATGGCAGCAACAGCATTCCTGTTCGTTATGCCGCCAGCACGGCACGCATTGATAATAGCACTAATGCCTGCGGATGCTTTTGATGTTGCACCAGACCCAGGAGGTGGGGTTGTCGGTATTTTTGATAGATCATCGTCAGTCGATGAAGTTGGGGCAGAACCAGATACAACTGGGTTACCAGATCCGTCAGTCAATGTGGTCCCGTCGCTAGTTGTAACTGCTCCTTGTGTTCCCTGTGATTGTGGCGCTGCACCATTGAAAATAAAATCCTGTATTTCATCAGCTTTAGCGTCAGATGGCATGGGTATACCAGCAATAGTACCTATCATAAATGGTTGCTGCATTGCATCATCATTAAAAATAACAACTACCCAAGTCCCCTCTACTGCACCGAGAGGGGTGGTACCAACACCACTAACCGCTGCTGATGTTATAGGTTGTAGAGGAAATGCCCATGGCAAGTCATCTGTAGGGAGCGCAATTTTATTATCAGTGTGAACTCCAACTACCCTAACTTTGCATCTACCCAAAAACAATGGGTCCATCCTAGACTCAACCACACCATAGTGCATTTTACCAAATTTCATTTCTTTTCACTCCATGTTGAATACTGAGCATTTATGGACTCTCTGCATACTTGCATAACCATAAGATGTTTTTTCAATGTTATTCTATGCATAATGGCACTAACTAGATACTTACCATTATAGTAATCTTCTTTTCCTCTTTGATTATCCTTAGACATATGTTCGATTCCGCCGACATTGATCATAACACAGTCTCCAACTTCCACATCAGTTCTTCCATGTACAGTAATATCCATTTTCATCATGCCTAACTGATGCATCAATGGAATTCTGGTGACTACATTTCTGCCGCCATTGTCTAATGGAATTTCATTCTGAGTAAATGGTATAGTTGTAATGGTGGATGTCAATACCCCTCTGTCATATACATAATTTTCAGAATCGACTGGAAACTTGTCTAGGTGTTTGCTGTCACCAAAGTTGTTGTCATAATGATAGTATCTCTTGTCTATCTTTTTAAACAAAAGATTGTGGTCCCATACAGAATGTGAGTATGCCCCTGTATACAATCGTTCCATTTGATCGAATTTTGAATCTATTCTCAATTCATATATTTTTGTCATTTCTGCCAATACATCACGTTGCGACCCGTCTGCCGTAACATTTCTACCTGGATCATTATTGTAAAAATAATTGGCAGCTGCCGGTTGTTCAAATAGAGTGTTTAGTGATGCGAATCTGTACCTTAAGTTTGTCTCGAAAAATATAAAATTAGACATTTTGAATGTGTCAGGTACCATGGCCTTGCCCGACACATAATTTATCATTTTGAATGGAGACCAAAATGGAGCAACTACTTTAATGTTATTACTCGACTCATCTAATGTGTAGTCCTTTTGGGTTGTCAGACTCTCACCTAAAATTTTCTCGATTATTTTCGTTGGTGTTCCCGTGTATGCCTTACTAAGTTTTACATTGAGGTCAACTATCGCCTCTGTTGTGGTAAAATGAAGAGTATAATTTCTTTTATGCGGGCCTAAGATGATTTGGTCAGTCATCTTTGTGATAGTAAACACTTGTTGAACTGCATCAATGTCTGGAAATCCTGCAGTTTTATATTTTATTAGAAGTGTCTCTTCACCTATGATAGGAAAACTATTTACTACGTCCAATGTGTCGATTAAACTGATGTTGCCTGACAATGATGCGCAGTACAAATCTTCGAATATTTGAATTTCCAAAAACAGCCCAGTAAGATCAAGAGCTTCTTGCTTGTAGTTGTATAGTATAAGTGCCTCTACTAATACATCACCACCGGTTAATATACTGTCGTTGTTCATGCTGCGTTAACCGCTTTTGAATAAGATTTGTAATACTGCTGAATATAAGCAGGTTTTACTAACTTTATGTGTCGTTTAATATCATTTTCTCGGATTTCATACTGATAGTTCGACACTGGGATCCCAGGAACACCACGAAGCAGAACTGGAACATTATTTCCGTCCTTGTAATACTTTTGATATATTGGTTGTTCTGCCAGGGTGCCTACTGGGATGGTGTTTGTGGTGTTTTTCCAATCATAATAATTGTCGTCTGTGACGTTACCACGGTCATCTTCATAGTGGTGAATGCTATCTGCATTATCAACACCATATTTTTGTTTTGTCAAATCTAGAAGCAGATCATCCTTTAATGGGAAATCAGACAAATAATCAAATCGTTCATTCACCAACATTATGATCCAATGATAGTCCATTGTGTTATAAAATTTGTGAGAAATTATTTCTGGGGTCTCTCCATCAAGAATAACATAGTTGAATAATGATATTTTTTTCTCAGCCTCAGACAGTTTAAGATTGAATCGAATCATCAAATCTGGAATGAGGATAGGTTTAGGATTCTCATTCTGAATAGAGAAATCGTATGTTATTTTTGGTAAAAGGTTTATACTCATTGGTGTATCCTATTAAGCATACTTGCTATATTGATCTGGTGGCTTCCCCTGAGGATTTGATGAATTATTGGTAGCACTGGATGGGTTATTCTTAGATGAGAAACTACCACCGAATCCATTGACACTTTCTAGATCTATCCCTCTTTGATATTCTCCCCATGTCTCCAATCTATCCTTAGTCAATATATCCATTTCGGTGAATTGTAATTGAATATTAACAACTGGAGGATACCCCAACAACTCCCCATCAAGTGAAGACCAAACACCATTAGGTGTGAAATTGGTGTTGAGGGACGTCAGAGCACAAGTTGATATTTTTCCAATAAATTCGTTCTCTTTACCGTCAGAATAGAACGCAATTTCAAACTCTGACGGCAGAATTAAGTAATTGCTTTCCGTCAGCTCAGGGTGCATATGATACTTGAAAGTATTGATGATATTTCTTATATTTGATGCTTCATTAGAACTTCTTGCTGCAAGGTTGAAGTTAAATGAGAATGCTCTGTGCCCTATGCGCTGGAACACCTGTTCTGAATTGGGGTTGTCAACTATTCCTCTTAACTTTTTCGATATACCATCACCGTAGATTGTATCCTGTGCCTTGCTGGCCACGTCTCTCAACATTCTTGCTGCAGCGGATGTTCCTTGATCCACTAATCCTTTGCCAGATTTTTCTCCCTGACTGACCAAATTGGCAATTGCACCAGTGTCTACCGAAGAATACTGCGCAGAATATCCAGTACTAAAATCCTGTGGCATGTATAGGGCAATACTAGTATTTAGTTGTTTGTAACCTTTTCTCATGCCCAAAAGCTCGTTGCCTGCCACAGCCGCTGCTGCCCCGACTGCTGCCCCTGCAACACCACCCAATAATGTGCCTGCGGCTGCAATGGCTGTATTAGCTAAAAAACTGGTCTTGGTTTTTGCTTTAGCACTATTCGCTCTAGCCGCTGCGGCACCCGCGGTGCCACCCTTAGATACACCGTATGCGCCGCCTACAGCCCCACCTGCCAGTGCACTGGAGTTTCTCATCCCAGTGTCCGTCACGTTGGTTGAAAACCTAGAATCTCCTGCAGTTCGCCCAGAAGTTACACCAGATGCCTTTAACACTTTGCTAGCCTCTGGGACATTGATAAAGAACATAACCATATGACTTTTATCAATCTGCCCCAGATCATCCGGGTACTGGAGATTGTGACTATCAAAAGAGTTGCCGTTTCTTGATGAACTCATACCAGGATTTGCCTGCTTTGCAGATTGTGCATCCCGTTGTGATCTTGTCGCCATTAAACCTTCTCCATTTGTGGATAAATAATACTTATAGATATATTTATGATGCAAAGGCTAAGTATGGCAAGAAATTATTTACAAGGTAAATATACAGTTAAGAACAGGGAAAAGTATGTGGGTGACGCAAATAATGTCATTTACAGATCTAGTTGGGAATTGAAGGCGCTCATTTGGATGGACAACAATATAAATGTTTTAAAATTCGGATCTGAAGAGATAGTTATTCCTTATTTTGATCATACAACCAATAAGCAAAGAAGGTATTTTGTAGACTTTATTATAGAGTATAAAAGTAGAGACGGAACAATAAAGAAATCTCTAATAGAGATAAAACCGATGTCACAGACAATACCACCTAAACCTAGAACTAGGGTAACTAAAGGTTTTATATCAGAGACACTGGAATACGAGAAGAACAGAGCAAAGTGGGCTTATGCCAGAAAATGGTGTGAAGAACATAGTATGTCATTTGTTATTTTGACAGAGAAAGAATTAGGAATTAAAAGATAATGGGAACACCAAATATATTTGAAAGGGTCAAAGCAGACCCGCAGTATTCTCCAGATCGATCTGCAAGGTGGTTTAGAGGAAAACTCGCTGCACTATCCGCTGGTGAATCCTATCAAATAATGCCATTGATACGGAATAGTAAAAGAACAGAAAAGTTCATAATTCCGGGAAGTATGTATGCTTTTAAATATGACCCAAAGGGGAAGGACACTCTTCCGGTATATGATGCATATCCGCTAGTTATACCATTCCGTAGAAAGGGCATTCACTTCTGGGGACTGAATCTCCATTATGTGCATCCTCATACAAGGGCACTTTTGTTTGATAGATTACAACAATTTAAAACACCGCAAGATAGGATGGTGTTTACTTGGAGGTTGATTCGTTCTGGAAGATTTCCTGGGGCAGAAAGATGCGTCAAACAATATCTTTTGTCTCATGTTAGAACACAGTTTTTAAAAATCGAAGAAGAGGATTGGAAGATTGCGCTAATGCTACCATTCCAAAAATTCAAGGGTGCTACAAATAATCAAGTATGGAAAGGGACAGTAAGATGACACTAAAACGAATAGATTTGGTATATGGAATATGCCCAGTATTGATGTTCTCAACAGACAGTATGCCTGATTGGATGGGTGGTGTAAACTACGGTCCTATTTGCAAAATTAGACCTAAGTATTTTGAGAAAAATGATATAGGTATTCAAGAACACGAGAAGATGCACGCTAAACAGTGGTATAGATCATTGTTCACTATGGGTATTTTTTATCTTCTGTCAGATACATCCAGATTCAATTATGAGACGGAAGCATATAGAGTCCAATTAAAGTGTTATGGTATGACTACCCCACCTGATTGGATGGTCGAGTCGATAATGACAAAATACAAATTAAATGTAACCAAAGAACAGGTCTTGGCTGCCCTAAAAGGATAATCATGTTTGAAGGATTAATACCAGGAGTAGGTTCACTAAACATTAGGGCACTGGATACTCCTCTTTTTGCTGTGGGCAAGAGGATATATGATCAAGTTCAATCTTATTATGATGATAAGATGAACGCACAGAACACCAAAGCTTTAATGTCTCAACGCATAAGTGCAGCTAATCAACCAGGTGAAATAAACAATTTCATGTCTACTATACGGAACGGTGGAGTAGCCAAACCGAATATGTATTCTGTTATGATGTTTCCTCCAAAGGCAGTTGATAGTAAAAGATCAGAATTGTACAAGACTACTAGTATGCTATGCGAGAGCGCATCGTTTCCATCTATTAACATCCTAACAAGTCAATTCAGAACGTATGGGCCCTTCATAGAAATGCCTTATATAAGAGTGAATGAACCTATCACTCTTACTTTCATAACTGACGCTAAGATGAGTAGTAAGGTTCTATTTGACGAGTGGATGGACATGATCATAAATCCAGACACTAATAATGTGAGATTGTATAGTGACTTTGTTGGCACCATCACACTTATGCAAAAATCACAAGAGACGTCTGATGAGGTGTACTCTATCACTCTGCTCAATGCATATCCGAAGGTGGTACATGAGATGCCACTTTCATACTCTGAAACTGGTTCTTATCATAAAGTTGTAGTACAATTTGTATATGAAAAATTGATCAATGTGCAAGTTAACATAGCTACACCTTATGGGGCAACTACAGTCAGAGGCATGATGGACAAGGTATCTGGGTTAGACAAAATTAAGAGTGTAATAAATGACAAGGTGTCTGGTATCAAACAATCAGCTGGCGACTTATATAACGACATTAAAAACAAATTCCCCAAAATCGGTGGATGAATTGAAAGGGCAAAATTATGGGTATATTATCTAACATTCAAACATTACCATCATATGAGATGGTATTACCTAGCAACAACAGGAAAATAAAGTATAGACCCTTTATTGTTGCTGAGGAGAAAATTCTTCTTATGGCTATGCAGGAATCTGAGTCCCAGGTTATTCTGGCGATTAAGAACATTATAGATGCCTGCACTTACGGTGAGTTGAATGTGGAAAAACTACCAACAGTGGACATCGAAATGCTGTTTATCACGTTGAGAAACAAATCCTTGGGTGAGGGGTTGTCATTGGAAGCAAGATGCACCCATTGCAATGCTAAAAATTACATAGAGTGTGACTTCTCTAATGTGAAGATAGAACGAAAAGCAGAGGTAGACAAAAATATCACCCTAAGTGACACGCTCAAGGTTGTTATGAAATACCCTACATTAGAGATGACGTATGATTTAAAAGAGCAAAATGCAGATGACACTATATTGTTGATTGCTAAGTGTGTGGAGTTTGTCGATAATAAGGGAAAACTGATTGACTGCTCTGAATTGCCCATAGAAGAGGTTAAAGATTTCGTTGAACACTTGACACAAGTACAATTAAGGGAACTGAACAAATTTTTTGATAGTATCCCAAAAACGGTATTCGAGGATACTTTTGTATGCAAGAGCTGTTTAAAAGATAATAAGGTTCGTGTGGAGGGAATCTCAAGTTTTTTCGACTAGGGCTTTCAAATGAATCTCTGTATGACTATTATAAGATAAATTTTGCTCTTATGCAGCACCACAAATATTCACTCAGCGAACTTGAAAGCCAATTGCCATGGGAAAGAGAAATCACACTGACTATGTTGACACAACATATCCAAAAAGAAAACGAGAGAAGATCAAAACTGGCCGGTATGTAAAATGGAGAAAATAAATGGCAAGAAATAGAGTAAAGGCCGCTAGCACAATAAAATCCGAATTCGATTCGAGTAATATTCGGGAACTAGCTAAAGAGTGGGCATGGGGTGGTAAGGGAAACATACCTATAGGCAATATGCAGGATTCTGCAAAGTATGAAGCCGCGTATGATAATGCAGAAGATGCATTCATGCATGAGTTGACAAGCGGCACACTAGATAAGCAATACTTTGACCAGATCCCAGAGACTTACTTGAAGAAGATAGGTTTAACTCGGACACTTCTAAAGTCGAGGCAGATAGAAAACACCAACAAAGAAAAGCAAAAATCAGCTGAGTCTAGGAAGGTCAATAAAAAATTAATAGGGGATTTCAAGCCAACTCCTACACCAGGGTATACGCCAAGATCAGATGATGACGACCAAACAGTGTCTAATTTACCAATAGAAGAACCAATTGTTACACCGGAACATAAAGAATCCAAATTCGGTAATTTTGGACCTATGTTTAAGAGATCTAGTACCAATATGATGGCGTCTGTGTTGGGTTCTAATCCCATTACATCACCAATTGGTGATATGATCAATTTACACAATGAAGAATTGGATGCAGCTGAAAAGCAAAAGCAAAAAGACGAAGAAAAGGCAAACGGTCCAGCACCGCGTAGAACTGGTGGAGGAATAGGGTCTAATATCAACAGCGCAACGGCAACAGCGCAAGTTAGCACGGATTCTACAAACAAGTTGGAGCCTTTACTTACTGGCGTTAGAGACGACATTCAGAAACAACTACCAGAGTTGCAACAAATAGTAGAACAAGTAAAAATAATCGCTGCCAAATCAGAAGCTCCATTAGAAAAAACAATAGAGAAAACCGCTGAGGTTAAAGCCAGAGTTGGGGGAGAGAAGTTGACACTGGCAGAGAAAAGAGAGAGGTCTGCAAAGTTCACCCGTGAAATAACTCAATTGGGGGCAGATAGGGGTGATGAGGATGCAGTTGCCAAAGTTAATAAGACTTCATTGACTGACGGTGCACTATCAGAGACACCAGTATCCAATATAGGTAAGAATTTCAGAAAACTCGCAAAGGGAGCAGGATCAGCCCTGCTGGCAGCAAAGGAAAAGACTGCACCTGTCATCAAATCCTTAGCTACTGGTGCGCAAACCGCGGTTAAAGCTGGTGCTGAGATGATAAAAACTGGGGCAACTTCAGCAAAGGACAAAATATCAGGATTATTCCAGCATGAACCAGAAAAGAGTGCGGAATCTGTAGTAGAGGGTGGTATCGAGGAATCAAAGGATGATGCAGTATTGAAATCTATAGATACTAATACAAAACTGACAAATGAACTGATAACTAAGCTCACCACAACTGTCGGTGCAACAGCATCTGCAGCGCAAAGCAATAGCAGTCAATCTGAACCTACATCTGCACCGTCAGGTATTGGGTCTGCGTTAGAGATGGCGTCTGATATAAAAGACATGATGCCCGATAAAGCTGAGAAGGCAAGTAAACCAGCTGGCAAAGGTAAAGCAGCTAGCAAGCTAGGTAAATTTGCAAAAATTGGTGGTAAAATGCTAGGTGCGGCTGGAGCAGTATATTCAGTGGGTAACGGCATAAATGATCTAATGGATGGGAAAGAGCAAAAAGAGATGCCAACAGGTTTGGATATGATTGACCCAATGAAGTGGGGAATGTATGGTGGTGCAAAAATCAGAGAAGCGTCCGGTGGTGGGACGGGTGGATTCTTAGATAATGCAACCGATTGGGTTGGGGACAAATTGACAGGTAATAAGATTTCAAAATGGAGTCAAGATGATGTCACCCCAAAACATGCGCCAGTAACAGGGGTCAAAAAGAATTCGGTTGTGCCTGCAGAGATAGACGCTGCCGCATCAAAGAAGGAACAAATTGAATCTGTGGCAGCAAAGAAAGCAAATAGTTCTGCTGGCAACTCAACTGTAAATAACAACGTAACTAATAATGAAACAGTTACGCAAATGACATCTAGGTCATATCCTAGAAATCAAGACTCTACATGGAACAAAGTAATGGAAGGACGATACTAAATGAACGATACTACGAAAATACCAGCAGCACCATTTATGCCCTCGAAGGATACCCCTTCTATTCCCCCTGCGCCAACTAAACCTGGTGATATCCCAGCACCGCCAGCACCGGGTCAACACCCAGGTCCCTGGGGTTGGTAATAAGGCAAGCAATTTAGCATAAAATCAGATATGCATGACTACATACCTGATTCGTTAATAAGGAAGCAGAAACGGTTTTCTACCCCGCACAGTCAACTATACAAGTTCATTAGCCCGGGGTCATTTTCTGAATTTGAGTCTAGGACCTCTTTAATATGCAGAAGTCCAACTGGCACAAAACGTCTAACACATTCTTCTATAGATTTTGGGAATTCAATCCTGAGATTGAATGCAGACCAGTTATTATTCCGGTCATGATCTCTTAAGTGGTTCATAAATTCTTGCTCTGGGACCCACTCATTACAAATCCAACAATTAAACATTCTCATAAAGTCTCCTCAAAATTCATCTACGTCTGTCCACACACAATCACTTAGTACTTGTGGAACCCCATCATCTACATGCAATACAACTTTATTCTCTTGCGTGTGCAAATTAGAGAATAAGTGCCTAGTCCAGTTGTTTATCCCCTGAATGTATATTCTACACCCCCTGCAATAGTATTTCTCACGATTCTTAGCTATCTCTGAAAATTTGGCTTTAGCCTCTTCACTATGCGGATTCTTTCTTCCCTGCATAACATAAACATATTCGCCAGATTTAAGCAACGCCAGAGCAACTTCTTTGAGAAGTCTTTCGCATTTACCTGTAGTTGCGTGCTTAACCATCAAGTAATTTTTACTTGATTCGCTTTTATTTTTTCTTGACTGCTCTGTGTCTTTGGCACCCTTTGGTTTCCCTGGAATTGTCTTGAACCCATGCAATCGTCTATACTCATTGTTCATTAATTATATATAAGAAAAAAAAGGACCCGAAGGTCCTTTGATGTGATTGATGTATACGATCAATCTTCGTTTGCTAAACGCTTGAAGTAGTCCAAGTCTGAATCATCATCTGATGCCTTTTCCTCTTTGACTGCCTTTGGCTTATCAGCTGCAGCCTTTGTCACCTTCTTAACAAAGGATTCGTCATCGTCATCCTTTGGTGTGACATTCTCTGCCCTTGCTGTGCCACCCGTGTTACCCAATACACCATTCAACTTTGTTGACAGTGCCTCATGAGATTTGAAGTTCTTTGGATCCAAGAACTCGCTCAATGGAGTAGACTCTGCCAAAATAGCGTCCAAGTCACCTTCAATTGCAGACACAGATTCAAATTCTGACTTGTCAAAATTTGCGTATCCTTCTACTTTACGGATCTTCAACTTGAAGTTTGCACCCTCTACTGGGTCAAACGGATTCATCGGAGCTTCATCATCAAACTGTGGTTGCATTTTATCAACCAGCTTGTCAAAAATCTTTACCCCGAATTTAAACAAGAACACCTTGCCTTCATTGGCAGGATTCTTTGGATCACTGATAACCAAAACATTGGCTAAGAATGATTGACGACGTTTGCGCTCACGCACAATTTCTTTATCCGAATCCACCCCAGAGTTCCAAAGAACACCGTTTGCCTCGCACACTGGGCATTGTTGTCCAATTGTTGTT